TTTGACGCCTAGTATTCCAAACTTTTTAGCTTTTTTACCCATAGATCCAACAATCTCTGTAACTGTTGGCATAAATGGCATAGTTTCTGCAGTGTAAAGTTTTGAGGTAGGTATAGATTCTTTTATTATTTCTCTGGCTTGTTTAGAGGTTATCTTACCATCTCTTAAATCTAGAGCAGCTTGTTTAGAAGGTTCAGGATTTTTTTGTCTTTGAGATTCAGGAAGCTTGTTTTCTTTTTGCCAAGCCTTTAATGCGTCAGGATCATTAATAAGTTTTTCTGCTTGTTTTACATCTGCATCTTTATTAGTCATTTTTATTCTGATATTACCACCCATCATGCCAACTGCATCTGGATCTATTTCAATACGTTTTCCTACATCTAAAGCTCTTCGAGCACCTGCTCTTATTGCTGCTGCTGCTGCATCTCCTATTCCAGGGATCAAACCTATTATGGTTGCACCACCCAAAGCTCCTGCTAGTAAGTAGTTAGGGTCTTCTTTTTGTAGTTCGTCATACACTTCTTTAGCAGCCATAGCGTCACCTATAATAGGTGTTAGTTCTGCTACAAACTTAGCTGCGTCTTTAAACGTTATATCTTTTGCAGGTTCAGCATCTTTGTCTACGTACTTGTCTACTTCTTGCTGTACACTTTGAGCATTAAAACCAAGTATTCCCATTTGATCATCTTGAGTTAAACCACCTTCGGCAAATCCTAATTTTTTACGTAACCTACCCATAAAACTTAAATGACCATAAGGAGTAGCTCTAGGTGGTTCTACTTCTTTTAATATATCTTCGGCTGCTTGTATTAAATAACCTACACCACCAAATTGTGGATTTTTTTTGCCAAGAACTCCTGATCCTTGACGTTGAAAATTTTCTATATTTTTTAATGGGTTTTGATCTAAAAACTTTTCTTTATTATCCCTACCCATATTTTCTAAATTAGGGTAATTCCAAGTATCATCTACAAAGTCAAAATATTCTGTATAAAACTCATCTTTATCTGGATCTTTAGCTATTTGCTCAAGAGTTTCTAAAGCTCGTCTACCATATTTCCTACGAAACTCTTCAGCACCTATTTGATTCTTATATTCAATAAGTCTATCAAAACCTCTGTGAGTCATTTCATGCGCCCAAACTCTAGGGCTTCCTACATCTGTATCTACAAAAATATCATCTGGAAGTGCTTTGACAGATTTATTTTTAGGAACAGCCATATCCCCTAAAAGTTTTGCTTGAGATGGAGTATTTCTAGAATAAATATAAAATGCATTATCAAATAATTCAGGAACTGCAGTTAATCCTTTACTATAATAATATAATAACTCGTCTTTTAACTCCTTATCATTAAATATTTGCAAATCATCACTGACTTTTGTTTTTAAAGTAGGTGTAGACATAATATAATCTACATAACCTTCTACGTTATTAAAGTCTGTTACTTTATCTGTACCTGTTGTGTTTTCAAACCCCAACCTAGCAATAGGATTTTTTATTAGTTCTTTATCTAAACTCCACCTAAACTCTAAATCACCAAATTCTTTAGCAAGATCTCTAGGTCTTTTTTTTATAGTCTTTGGACGTATGGATTCTGTAACAGCACCACTCTCTCTTTTAACATTTCCTACAGGAACATCATCTGGTCTTGGTTTAGGCTTGATCTGGTTTAGGTCCATTTACTTCATCCCTTAAAAACTTTAGTCTACGAAAAGCTCTTGCTTCACCCTGTAGTCTAAACAAGTCTTCCTGTTTTATAGTTTGTTCCATTTGAATATGAACGTGGTTAAGTCTTCGATCCAGTTCATCATTAAACGAGTTCCATAGTTTGTTGTCATTTACTAAAGGTTTTAAATTATTCATCCTTGTCCTTGTCCTGTGTTAGCAGGAAACCCAGGTTCACCAGGGGTAGGAACAGAGCCTGTACCTACTTGTCCACCACCAGATCCTTGAGTATCTTGTGCTTGTGCTCCTGCAGGTGCTCCTTGTTGTGGTGGTGCTGCCTGTGGAGGTGGTGGATTTTCTGCTTGAAATTTCTTTAAGATCTCAGCTTGTATAGCTGCATCTGTCATTGAGTTTGCAACCTTATCAGGATCAAGACTCATAGAGTTTGCAATCTCCCTGATAATATAATCCATTTTTGCGAAAGGTGCAAGAGCAGGGTTCTGGACAACACCAAGAAACTGCATGAGCCTTTGACTACGAACTTCGTTAGCCATAAGAGAATTTGTACCTTCGGCTTTTACTTCTAAGTCACCTTTAATATCAGGATCAAAATCAAACTGCATGTTAAAACTAAAGAAAGCTTTTGCTAGTGGTGATAATAAATAATCGTCTATATTTTTAACAACAGTACGTATGCTACCGTTGGCAGCAGACATAAGCATAGAAATACCAGAAGCAGTACGGCCCACTCCTTGTATGCCTGTTTGACCATGAGCAAAAGAAGGAAAGCCAGTTGATTCATCTGATAATACCCTTGCTTTATCAAACATCTGCATGTTTTCGTTACTGACGTTAGGAAACTTAGTGCCAAAGATAGCCTGTCCAGGAGCACCTCCTTGTCTACGAAACACTTTTCCAGGATACACAGATAAGTCTTGTCCTGGAACTAAGTTAGTTTCATCTACTTCAATAAGCAAGTTGCCTGATAGTGCAGCGTTATCCACACTCATTCTCATAAAACCATTCATAAGAGTTTGTGTGTCATCCATGTTTTCAGCAATACCTACACCAAAGAAACTATAAGGGTTTACTTCGTAAGGTACGGCATAGTACGGAAGTATAGCAGGGTTAAAAGGATTCATTACAAGACGTATAACTTGTCCGTTACAGACCCAAATGTTTACTGATACTTGATCTTGATCTTTTAACTCTTTTGGAATTTCTACGTCATGACCTTCTAAAATATCTGTGTCTACATAACCCCAGAACTCAAGAACGTTAAACCTTTCAGCTTTTGTTTCTTGGTCTGCATCTTCCATGATTTGTTCCCACCACTCTTTATTGTAGGACTCACCAATACTAATTGCAGTATCTATAGCGTTAGCTCTAAAGAAAGGTCTGTTTTTTAAACCTCTCATTTGTGACCTAGACATTTTATGTCGTTCAATAACGTACTCAGCCTCATCCATGTTATTAGCGTCAGGATCAGGATAAAAGTTCCATATACTTACAGAACCAGTCTGAGGAATAGTTTTGTACATTGGGGAGTAGTTGCCTTGATCATCCCAGTTAGGATATTCTTTATCAAGAGCAAAAGGGCCTTTCATTATGCCTGTACCAAACAGAGCAGTTTCAAAGGCTGTGTTACGCAATTGTTTGCTTGCGTTGGATTCGTCTAGTTGATCATGGATTTTCTTTTCCATTTTCTTTGCTGCTACCATAGCAGGATGATAACTAGGTTGTGATGGTGTTTGTCCTTCACCTTCTCTAAGATCGTCAATAACAGGCTCTAGTTTATTACGTAAACCTCCTAGTCTTTCTCTTAGATCAATTATAGTTTCTCCAGGCTTAAGCTTTGTATCATCAGGAGTAAGACCTTGTGAAGTAGCTTCTTTTATCTGAGGATTTGTTTCAAAGTGTACAGCTTCTGCTACACCGTCAGGAAGTTTAGTAGGGTTAATTGAGATAGGAAACTTGTGATTTCCAAATAAAACATCAACAATTTGACCGTAAGCTGCAAGAACTTTGGTCTTAGTTACTTTAACAAATACTCTGGACTTTTCTGTAGAAGTAAACTGCACGTCAGGACCATAGATACCTCTGTAGTTCTGATAAGATTTAATCCATCTTTGTTCGTCAGAGTATCTAGCCTTTTCAGCTTTGTTGTATCTTTCTTCTACAAAACCTAGAATAGTTCCTGTTGCAGGATCACTGCTTAATTTATCATCACTAGTATCTTCTATATATGAAGAGTTATCTTCATCCATTGATAGTTCATCTGTGTCAAAAATATCGTCTTCTTCCATAGGAAATCCTTAATAACCAAAAGTGGGATCTGAAGCTTGAAAGCCTGATCTTTGAGAAGCAGGATCAAAATCAAATACGCTGCTTCTTGGACGTGTCATTACACCGTATCTAAGTGCGTCATACAAATGATCTTCTGCGTGAGTGTCTACATCTTCAGGATTTTTTTTATCTAAAGGTATAGACGGTAGTTGAGAGATAAGATTTGTGCAGTTATTAAATATAACAAGCCTTGGCTCTTCCGTAAATTCGTCAACTTGTAATCGTCTGTGTATTTCGTTCTTACCTGCTACCCTAGAGCCTTTTGATCTGTCAGATGGCCTCCAACGGCAACCTTTCATAATCATTTGTTCTGCTAAACTAGGGCCAGTGTCACCACGATTATGCCAAAGAGAAGAGTCTAATACTCCGTATCTTAGTTTCTCTCCGTCTTCAATGTCCAGGATCATGTCAGCCAAATCAGTAGCAATTACCTTAGAAACGTATAGCTCTCTGTAGACTATTAGCTGTTCAGATCCTGGAACAACTGCGAACCAGACAACACCAGTGTAAGATCCGTATCCGTAGTCACAAGCTCTAAATCGAGTCCAGTTACTAGGTACTTCGTAGGGATCTACTACGTGGATACGCCTGTTAAACTCTGGAAAAGCTGCACCTTCATTTATATCCCAATCCCCTTCAAGTAACTGTCTTCTTTGATGCTCTGGTAAAGACAAAAGATTTGCTTCGTACATACCATCCTCAGATAGGTAAGGATTATCAAATAACGTAGCAGGAATAAACTTTCTTTTAAATAAAGGTTCACCTTCTCTTGTGTGACCTTTAGGCCACTTTATTATTTCTCCGTTTTCGTCTGTTGCCCAAAAAGATTCGTCTGGTTTACTTGGGTCAATAAATATTTTTTTTACCCATCTGTGTCCTGGACCTCCAGGGTTGCTTGTGGCTCTCATGTAGAGAGGAAGTCCACTGGCTTTTGTAGCACGTAACCTTGAACGCATGTATGTCCAAGCGTAGTCTGTAGGCCATTGGGTCAACTCGTCAAAGCCTATCCAGTTAAAAGCTTGTCCTTGGTATCTCATAACATCATCATCACGATCAAGGTATGACATCCAAAGTGTTGCACCGTTAGGTGCTACCCAAGTCTTATCTCTTTCCATGAACTTTATTCCTGGCACAGCCTTTGGATAAAGTTGTTTGCTTACAGAAATAAGTTCTCGTAGCTCTTCTGTACTCCTACGAACAAGTAACATTCGTGCATGTGGATTCGTAAAATATCTAACTGGATCAGCAACCAACGAGAACGACTTCCCACCTCCTGCTGCTCCTCCATATAATACCTCTTGTTCTGTAGCTGCTAAGAACCTAGTCTGTGGTCCTTTATTCGGTTGAAATATGACTTCTTGTCTGTCCACAGAAGGGGCAACACTCCCCTCTTTCAAGTTCGATGTATCCCTCATCTGTGGCAAGACTTCTGGTACTTCTACCACCAAGTCTTTCTTCTTCAATCTTCTGGCTTTTCCTTGCCGCTTCTTTATATTTTTTGGCATATTGCCTGTAGTTAGAAGATGCTCGTCTTCTTTTTTCTTCCATTCTGACACGTTTATATAACCCTACATGTGAGATGTCTCTACCAGATTGATCAGACAACCACTTAGCTACTTGCCTTACACTATAATCTTTAAGAAACTTCTTTGCTTTTTCTAAAAGTTCTAATTCTTCAGGGATAGGAATAAGAAGCATGTCATCCTCTTTATCCTGTTTATATCCAAAGGGTACGTGTCTCCCTACCCTTATGACAGGATACCACTCTCCTAGTTTTCCTTGTAGTGGTATCTGCCAATCAACTTTGGTTGGGTGGTCTGCTTCTGAAGCTCTCTTACTCATTATCTTTCGCAGGTAGAATAAATAAAGGCTCTGCAGACTTTACTTCTACCTTATCTGTTTTAGTGAAACCTGCACGATCTAGAATGTCTTTTGCTGCTAACATCTTTTCTTTTACACCTAAATCTGTAGGATCTTTCATAACAGAAAACATTGTGTACGCTGCTTTAGTTGATGATTGTGCTATAAATTTTTTTGTTAGTTCTGCTATCTCATCTGTCAAGCTGTTTACTATCTGTGTAGAAGCAACACCGTCAGAGTAACCTGCTAGTTTTTTTGCTTGTACAGGATCTCCTTGAGCTTCTTCAAATAGAACGTCTAAGAACTTTTGTTGTTTCTCTGTTAGTTGTTTTGCCATTATGCCACCATGTAAAGTATAAATCCTAGAGTACCTGCACCTAATAAAAGCATGACACCTGATATACCCCAAGTAATTATTGCTTCAATCATTTCTGCTTTACGATACTCTTGCTCTTTCTTTTGTTTACGTATCCTGCCCTCAGTGGCTACAAGCTCATCCCAAACCGATGGTCCATACGTAAAACTGATCCAGTCTTTTAGCTCCTGACGCATAGCCTCTGCTTTCTTTTTAGCAGTAAATATCTCTAGAGCCTCAGCTTCAACAGAGCCTCCCATAGCTTTCCACCAAGGTGGGTTCTTATTCTTTTGTTCTAAGTAAGCTAGGTCACTCATGCTACTAGCCCACTGATTTAGTTGACCACCCATTTCTTGAAGATCTTTTCCGAACTGGAAACCTTTCTTCAAAGCATTGAATGCGACAGTCGCCCCACCTATGATTGTAACTGGATCGATAACGAGCCTCCTCCCAAAGCACTCCTAACCTAATTAAAGAACTAACTATGCCGTTATGACTTTCCTGTAACTTTTTTTACAATCTTAGTTGTCCAAGCTTCGTTCTCTGGAGTATCAGGATCATCAGCTATGTAGTGACCCTTTTCGTTACGAGCACGAACCATCTCTGTTTCTTCTACTTCAGCATCTTTAACAAAGTCTAAAATAGTAAAGATAGAAACAGAGTCATCTTTAGATACCCAATCACCATTAATATTTTCAGCGATTACTTTATTTTTATCTGATAATACTTTAGTGCCTTTAAGTTTCATATTAACCCTTCTTATGTTAATACAACCCCACTGTGTTTTAGCAGGGTTGTTACTTTTTATGAAAGTACTACTTTAATAGTTACGTTATCACTTGTTGCTGCTAAGATATTCATTATAACAGTGTCACCAATAGCGTCAGGTATTGCAAGAGTGTAGTTACCTGCTTCTAATTCTAGATCGTTATCACCACAGTTTGCTTCTGCAGTGCCAAAGTTAATTAGAAACTCTTGGTCAGCGTGAAGATGTACAACTTTAAAACCAGTGCAGGTAAAGTGTTTTGTGTTACCTGCTGTGTTATCTACGGTTTGTTTTGTTTGTACACTCCATTGT